GTCGGCCAAGAGCCTGCGGTCGGTCGTCGACCGTTGCACCCCGGCCCCCGAGGTGCGTGCCGATGAGCCCAAGGCCGTGATCCGGCCCATGCCGTACACCGGCAAGCTCAAGGCGTTCCGGTCGCACGAGGAGGCGTACAAGGCCGGCATGTGGCTGCGTGCGTCGCTCCTGCGTGACTCCGAGGCCAAGCGGTGGTGCGACGACGCCGGCATTGAGACCCGTGCTCAGGGTTCGACCGGTTCGACCACCGGTGCGGCCTTCGTGCCCGACATCCTGTCGGACACCGTGCTGCGGCTGGTCACGGAGAACTCGGCGTTTGCCTCCAACGCGTTGAACATCCCGATGCCCAGTGACGTCGTGCTGGTCCCCAAGCGGACGGCCGGTGCCACGGCGTACTGGATCAACGAGAACGTTGCGATCACCGACAGCGACCCGACCAGCACCCAGGTCACGCTGACGGCGAAGAAGGTCACGGCCGCCACCAAGGTTTCCAACGAGCTGCTGAGCGACGCCGCCAACCCGGCCGGGTACTCCGACTGGATTGCGGCCGAGCTCTCGCTGACGCTGACCAACGCGATCGAAAACATCGCGTTTAACGGCAACAGCGGCTCGGCTCCGAGCGTGGCTGGCATTCTGACGGCGAACGGCATCCTCGCGGGCACCTCGGCGACCTACGCCGCGAGCCTTGTGACCGGTGCCGGCGACACCCCGGACGAGATCACCAAGGCAAACCTGCTGCGGATGATGGCGACCATGCCTTCTCACAGCCAAAGCGGGGCGAAGTGGTTTGTGAGCCCGTACTTCTTCGCGGACTGCATGCAGGCCCTCGACGCCGCCCAAGGCGGTTCGGTCGGCCTGACGCAGGGCCTTGGCCTGACATTCATGGGCAAGCCCGTCGTGCTCACGGACGAGATGCCTGGTGCCGGCGACCAGACTGGCAACGTGATGGCCCTGTATGCCAACCTCGCCAACGCGGCGATCTTCGGCATCCGCCAGGGCATCGAGCTCGCCTCCAGCGATCAGGTCGCGTTCCTCAGCGACCAGACGGTGCTGCGTGCGACCGCCCGCGTGGCGATCTCGTGGCACACGCTGGGAAGCGACACGGCGGCCGGTCCGGTCATCGCCCTCAAGGGTGCGTGAGCCTGACGGCTTGACACCTGTGCAACGCTGAGCGGGCGGCTCTGGATAAGGGCCGCCCGCTCTCTTTTTGCGAGGCACGCATGATCGTTCGGGTGGGTAGCAGCGAAGTAGATATTCGGGTTGAGGCGTGCCTGTCGATGCCTCGGCTGAGCTTCACAGCAAACCACTTTGCGTGGGCTCAGGCGCTGATGCCGCTGGGCATCCGCCCGACCATGGGCACCGGCGTGTTCTGGGACCAAGTAAACACGCGAGTCTTTGAGCAGTTCATCGACAAGTGCGAGTACCTGCTGCTGATCGACTACGACAGCTTCTTTTCCCAGGCCGACATTGAGCACCTTTTTGCCCTGGCCCTGACGTTCCAGTGCGACGCCTTGGCCCCGTTGCAGACCAAGAGAGAAGACGGCCGCCCCATGCTGACGCTGAAGGGCTGCCTGGACAATCCGCCCGAAGGCGGCAGCACGTCCGTGCCACGCGAGTGGTTCCAGGCCCCAGTGCAGGAAGTCGACACCGCCCACTTTGGCTGCACCATCCTGTCGACCGCTGCACTGAAGCGGGCCAAGAAACCGTGGTTCTGGAGCAAGCCAGGGCCGGATGGCTCATGGAACGACGGCCGCCGCGACCCTGACATCTGGTTCTGGTCGAACTGGCGAGAGAGCGGCAACAAGGTCTACGTGACGCCACGGGTCTGCATTGGACACGGCGAGTACGTCGTGACGTGGCCCGGCAAGGATCTGAGCCAGCCAGTGTTCCAGTGGGCCAACCAATACACCCAGACGCAAAAGCCGCCTGAGTCTGCATGGAGTGCCCCGGAATGAAGAAACTGAGGTTTGTCCGTTCGTGGCGTGGTTACCGCACCGGGCAGGTTGTGGAGATCCCTGGCGGGCTCGCCACGCAGCTGCTTTCCCAGCGGCTCGCGGTTGAGGACAACCAGACCACGCTGATCGAGACGGCCGCCATTGAGCACCAGGCCGAGACGGCCGACGCCACCCCACGCAGACGAGGACGCCGTGCAGTACCGAAGCCTGACGCGACAGACGCAGCCGGCCGTTGAGCCGGTCACGCTTGCCGAGGCTAAGGCCCACCTGCGTGTAGACGTATCCGACGACGATGCCTTGATCGGTGCCATCGTGAAGGCGGCCCGCGAGTTCTGCGAGGAATACCTGGACCGCACGCTGGTGCATACCCAGTGGACCATGCGGGCCGATGCGTTCCCGCCGAGCGGCACGGCCGACGTTGAGCTGCCACGGCCGCCGATGGCACAGGCCGGGACCACCACGGCCGTCGTGCTGACCTACACGCTGGAGAGCGGGGCGACCGCTACGTACAGCACGGCGAACTATCGAGTAGACCGCAACGCCACGCCGGGGGCGGTCAAAACGCTGTATGGCCAGACCTGGCCCGCTCACCTGATAGACGACAACAGCATCAGCGTGACGTGGTGGGGCGGGTACGGGGCCGATGGCACCAGCGTGCCCGCCGCAATCCGGTCAGCCGTGCTCATGCTTGTCTCGCACCTCTACGAGCACCGCACGGCGGTGGCACCAGGCATGTCTGAAGTGCCGCTTGGCGTAAAAGCACTGCTCGACGCTCACCGCTGGGGGAGTTACCGCTAATGTCGCTCAACGGACGCATCAACGTGGACGTTCTGTTTCACGACACTGACGGCACTGCGTCGCTGAAGGTCGTGTCGCTTGAAGGATCGAGCGAGTACGGCACCGGAGTTGTCGCCGTGGCGTCAGGCACCGTTGGCACCGCCCAGCAGACCCTGAGCATCTCGTCGTATCGCGGGGCTGACGGCAACGTCGTGGCGTTCACGTCGGCCCAGCGGGCAGCGTTCCAGTGCGTGGGGGCCGAGGGGCTATTTGCCGTTTCTGCGTCGCCTGAGTTGAGCGCTGGCCGCAGCAGCGGAAGCGTCTGCGTCAACGACATCCCGCAGTCGTTTCGCTCAAGCACAAGCGGCTACAGGGTCCGCACGCTGGCAGGCACTGGCACCTACACACTGGTTCTGTACGGCACATGATCGCCCCAGGCAAACTCCGCGAGCGGGTGACCATCCAGCAGGCCACCGAAAGCCGCAACGCTTTGGGTGAGACCACGCTGGCCTGGTCGACGTTTACCGAGCGGTGGGCCAGCGTCGACGGCGTGACGGCCCGCGAGGCCCTGGGGGCCGGGCAGCTCGAGGTGAGCATCACGCACCGCGTGCGGCTGCGGTACGTGGCCGGGCTGACGCAGCAGATGCGGCTGCTGTGGCGTGGCCGCACGCTGGAGATCGTGAGCCTGCTCGAGCACAACAACCGAAGCGAGCACGAGCTGATCTGTCAGGAGACTCCCTGATGGCACAGGTGTTTGGTGTCGCCGGCCCGCTGATCAAACTGGCTCTTGGCAAAGGCAAGGCCGCCAAGGCTGAGTTTTCGCTGCAGCCGCTCGAGAGCGTGGTGGCCGCCCTTAAGCAGCTGCCGGCCGACATCAGCAACAAGTACCAGGCGGCTGCCCTGCGAAAGGCTGCCAAGCCCGGCAAGGAAGCCCTGCGGAATCAGGTTTCGCAGCTGGGCCAGGTTACTGGGAACCTGCTGGCCAGCGTCACGGACGTGACGCGTAAATACACAAACAACAGGCAGCGGCTGCCGGTCACGGTCGTGGTGGTCGGCTTTCGCAGGCCAACCAACGCCAAAAGCCAGAAAATGGCAACGCCTGCCTTTGAGGGCGGCAGTGTGCTCAAGGGGCCGAATCGGGCTTACCATTCGCATCTGGTTGAGTACGGCACGCAACGACGTACGCCTGGTCGGACTCGCCGCACCAAACGCCGACGGGTTGTTCTTGGCGGAAGGGTTCGCACGGTTGCCCAGTCGATCAAAGAGGCACCAGCTAACGCCCGCGGCATATTGTCGTCGTTCGGCACTCGCGGCCCATTCGTCGGCGGCGGCAAGGGGCAGTACCCGAAAGATTTCATTGCCCGCGGGTCAGTCGGCCCGTCGCCCGCTCGCCGGCCGCTTGCCAAAGCCTTGGCAGCGTCTCGCTCGCAGATGCAAAACGTGCTGGATGCCCAGATGAAAAACGCCCTAGCCCAAGCCCTGCGGGCGTATGGGCGTAAGTTCAACGACCTCGGGGACTTCAAGCCATGATGAAAAGCCCCGAGCAGGTACTGATGCGGCAGCTGACGCAGCACCCAGAGACGGCCATGCGGGTCGGCATGCGGGTGTTTCCGGTGGTGGCCCCGGTTTCGGCTGGCCTGCCGTTTGTCGTGTACCAGCGAGCCCAGATTGAGCGGAGCCAAACGCTAGCCACGCCGCTGGGGCTGCCACGGGTTTCGGTGCAGTTCGACCTGTACGCCGCCACCTACGAAGAGGCTCGGCAACTGGCCGACGCCATGCGGGAAACTCTGGATGGGTGGACCGGTTCTGCGTACGGTGTAGTTATTAGCCAAACCTCGCTAGAGAACGAGCGGGACGGCTTTGTGCAACTGGACGGCAGCGAGCTGCCGCCGGTGTACCAGATCACTCAGACCTACGACGTTTGGTGGCAGGAGACTGAATAATGCCGGGCACCACGCCTCATGCCGGTTCGGGTACGACCTTCGCTTTCGGTGGCACGACCTTCACGGTCACCAGCATCACCTACACGATTGGTGCGACTGGGGCCGCTGACCAGATCGACGTTTCCCACCTGGGACAGACCACCGGCGAAAGCGTCGCCACGCTGGCTCGCCCGCTCGTCGGATCGGCTGGCGACAGCGGCAAGACGGTGTCGATCGAGTACATCGGCACCACCGTGATTGCCCAGAACACGACCGGCACGCTTACGATTTCCGGTGGCATCAGCGTCAGCGGCAACGCCACGTGCAACAGCTCGGGCGTGACGCTCACGGTTAACGACGCCATCCGTGGGTCTGCTGAGTTCCAGCTCGCCTAATCGCCAAGGGGGCCGCCCGTGGCGACTTATAGCACCGGCATCTCGGTCACGTTTGACGGCGTGGCGTTCACTGAGGTGCAGTCGTTGGCGTGGACGTACGGCGGCAGCCTGCCGCGTGGGCGTGCCAACAACTTCACCGACGAGCCTGGTGAAGTCACGGTGACGTGCTTGGGTACTGCAAATGTATCCACCGGCAAATACGGCACGCGTGCGAATCTGACCATTACCGGCGGCGGTGCGACCCTGACTTGCAAGGCTGTGTATCAAGGGTTTGCCGTTGCACCGCAGTTGAACGGTGTGACGCAATACACGGTCACTCTTCGCATTCTCGACAACTAGGAGCCGCCATGGCTGATCTCACTATCGCCGACATCATCGGGGCCGACGACCTGAACATCCTCACCGTGAAGGTGCCGGAATGGAAGAAGGACGGCGAGGCCGGCACGGTCTACCTGCGACTCATGACCGTTGGCGAGCGCGACGCCTACGAGTGCGAGTGGCTCGCCAACAAGGAAAAGGGCGTGCCCAACTTCCGCAGCAAGTTCCTGGCTCGGTGCCTGTGCGACAAGGACGGCAACCGGATCTTCACCGACGCCCAGGTCGAGCAGCTCGCCACAAAGAGCGTGGCCGTGGTGGACCGGTTGTTTAAGCGGGCCATGAAGCACAACGCCATGAGCATGGCAGACGTGGAGGAGTTGGCGGGGGAATGAACGCCCGGCCGTCGCTGCAGTTCGCCATGCGGCTGGCCGGGCACCTAGGCATGACGTTGGGCGAGTTGTTCCGGCGGATGGATAGCAGGGAGTTCACTCAGTGGCTGGCCTACCACCTGTATTACGAGCCGATCGGTGGGCACTGGGAGCAGACCGGGACGCTGGCCGCCGCAATGCTCGCGCCGTACACGCCTCGAGGCAGAAAGATTGAGCCGGAAGACTTTATCCCGAAGCACAAGAAAGCGCCGCAACACGAGACACAGATCGCAGACGTGCTGAAACAGATGGCACGTGATCTAGGGCAGCAGTAACCATGGCAACCGTAGCGCTCGGATTTCAGATTTCCGCATCGGCCACGCAGATGGCCGGCGGCATCAACACCGCTGCGGTCGAGTTGCAGAAGCTGGGCTACGCCGCCAAGAAGACGGCCACCGACGTGGCAACTCTCAAGGGCATCGAGATCGGTCGCGTGTTCGTCAACTCGGTGCAGGCTGTTGCCAACACCTTCAACAACTTCACCAGCGGTGCTGCCAGCGCCATTGAGCAGACGGCCAACCTGAGCCGGTCGCTAGGGATTTCCTATCAGCAGTTGGATCAACTGCAGATTGCCGCCGACCTGGCAGGTGTCTCTAGCGAGACGCTGGCGAATGCGTTCACGCGTGCTCAGGTGACGATCTCGCAGGCCGGCAAGGGAAGCAAGTCCGCTGAGGCAGCTCTTAAGACGCTAGGGCTGTCCGTGACCGACCTAGAGGGCCGCACGTCGGACGTGCAGTTTCAGACGCTGGCCAACGCAATCGCTGGCATCGCAGATCCGACAGAGCGTGCGGCCGCAGCCGTCGCCATTTTCGGTCGCTCTGGTGCGCAGTTGCTGCCTGTGTTTCAAGAACTTAGCGGCAATCTTGATACAGCGTCCGCATTCCTGGCCAAGTTCAACGGCGGGATTACCGCCGCCCAGGCTGAGCAGGTCAAGGCAGTTGGCGACGCCTTCCAGTTTGTTGGCCTGGCTGTGCAGCAGCTGGCGGCCAAGGTGCTCGCGGAGCTGAGCCCTGTGCTGACTGAGGCTGCCGAGGGGATAGTTGATTTTATTTCCAAGATCGACGTCACCAGCGTGGCGAACACAGCCGCCGGTGCAATCGACACACTTGGCAACGTGTTCAGCGTCCTGGTGCAGGTCATTGAGCCAATTGCCAACAACCTGTTGCCAGCCATCGGTTTTGCGTTGGGATTTATCAACGCCCAGGCGATCTCCACCGGAATCTCTAGCCTAGCGGCTTCGTTCACCACGGCAGCCACTGCATCTGGTGCTTTCTCGTTTTCCGCTGGCATTGCGGCTGTTGCCACGAACGTGCTGAAGGTTGCGATTCGTGGCCTGCTGACTGCCAGCGTGATCGGTGCCGTGGCCGCTGGCTTAGGGTATCTGGCAGAGATGGCGTTCAGCTACGCAGACAGTGCGAGCCAAGCCTCACAAACGCAAGGCGATGCGTTTGCAGACATCAAGAAACAATCCGAGGAGTTTGGCAAAACCTTCGCGGATGCCCAGGGGGCCATTGGTGCATCCGGCGACGCCGCCACCAAAGCCCTAGAGGAAGCCACCAAGGAGCTGGAGGCCGAGGAACAAGCGGTCCGGCAAATCCTCGACCGACTGCAGGGCCAGTCGAACTTGGCCGTTAACGTCGCTCTTGAGTTTGGCGACGAAGGCTTCACGGCGGCCGTCGCCTACCAAGAGGCGATCCGAGAAATCCAGCGGCAGGTTGAAAGCGGCATCCTCAACGAGACGTCCGCCGCGAGGGCAGGAGAGGATGCCAAGGCAGCCTTTGACCAGACGATCAACGCTCTTAAGGAGCGGCAGCAGCTGCAGCAGCAACTGGCTGAGCAAGAGCGTGCGATAGACGAGGAGCGGCTGCGGACCTTGAGCCGTGCCGACACCGGGCCGCTGCGGTTTGACGACATCCGCACCAGCTCGGGTGCGTCCCAGTTGGCCGCACTGAACCGCGAAGACCCGGCCTTGGCCGAGTCCGTGAAGCAGACGGCCGAGCTGCGGAAAATCCGCGAGAAACTTGCGGCTCTCGAGGCATTACCCGTGGACATTGTGGGCAACTAGCATGGCCGTCGTAGCCGTAAACGAAGTCTTGCCGCGTGGGTACTCGCACCAGTTCGGTGGCAGCCCGACTGCGTCCATGGTGTTTGTCGTGACGCTGGACGGCACGACCACTCAGCAGGCCGTGATTGATGCCGTCGGCTACACGCTTGGCAGCACGCACCCAGAGTTTTCTTTTCTGGAGTGCAGCGGCATTGAGGTGACCGAAATCGACAAGTGGCACGCCGAGGTGTCGCTGTCGTTCTTTGTTCGGCCAGTGGAAGCTTCTGACCCTGGCTCGGTGCCGTGGGCTTTGCCTGACGTCTGGAGTTTTTCTGCAGGCACCGCCCAGGCGGCATGCACTACGTATTTTCCAACGGCCAACAACAACGTCCTACAAGCCGCATTAGTGAACAGAGCCAATGATCCATATGAGGGCTTGGTGAAAGCCGAGCCGGAGCTAAAAGCCACAATCTCTGGCTACCGCGAGTTGTTCCCAGCGGCCGAGGCCGTGGAAGTCACGGGTGCTGTGAACAACGCGATCTACGCTGGCGGTGCCAGCAGGACATGGCAATGCGTCGGCATCACCGGCACGCCTGAGCGGACTACCGTAGGCACCACGCTGGTCGAGTATTGGGCCATCACTGTTGAGCTGCTGTATCGCCGGTCTAGTCACAATCTGTTTCTTCCTAACGCTGGCCTTAACTACTTGCTGAACGGCGCGGCCAACGCCAAGCGTCGCTGCTGGGTAATCAACGAAGAGGGCGAAAAGGTGCCAAGTGCCGGCCCGATGGCACTGGACCTAAATGGCGACATAAAGCAGATCGGTGCCGGGCCGTATCCGCCAGACATCCTTGAGTTTCGCATCCATCCAGAGGTCAACTTTTCTTTGTACTTCGGTACGCCTCCTGCAACTGTGAGGTTTTGATGGAAACTAAAAACTTCACGATTGCGAGCAAGGCTAATAAGGTTCTCCGGTTCAATCTGTGTTCGTCGAACACCAACACGTTTACCTGCACGGCATTCCCTGTGTTTGCTGCAGGCACCAACGACGGCACGACTCGCTATAGCATCGACACGCCGCTCAAGCAGTTGTCGCCTGCTGGATCTTTTCGGTCTGCCAACAACCCAACGGTTTTGTACAACTCAGGCAGTGGCACTGGCACCATCACGTTTACCTACGGCAGCAGTTTTGCAACGGACAAGGCTGAGTACGAGGCTTCCGCACAGCCGCGGCGATACCGCTACTTTCTGCACGTCAACTCGTACAACCCCGGAACCGCGTATTCCGCCTCTATTACGGCCAGCTTGTTTGTCATTCTGGGCGGTACTGTTGCAATGGTCGCACCTGTAGAGACGGCTAGCAAAGTCGCAACGGTGTGCTCGGTAGAGGTGACGTGATATGGCTGACAAGGTCACCTTTACTAAGCCGGCCGCAGAAAGAATCGGGCGCGTTGTTCGCCTGGTTGAGGCTGGCGACCGCGAGGCGGGACCATATTCTGTAGACGTTCGGCTGGAAAGCGAAACTAAGCCCATTAAGTTTTGCACGTGGACTGCAACTTGGACCTATGAGTCGGTTGTGCCGATTCGTTTTGACCCATCAGTCGGCAAAACTGCATTTGCAACTAATCTGTTGCTTGGACTCAATCCAGGTGATGGATGGGTCACCAAAAAGGGAACAGCAGGCTGGCACCTGATTGGCTTTGATTACACCAAGCAAGCCGGCTATTCAACGCACGAAGAGCAGGTTTTCGGGCATGCAAGCGGGCCGCCTGTTGCTACATGGTTTCGGCGGGCAACGCTTCGCATGGCGACATTCACAGGCAGCTGGCCGATTAACGAAGACAAGACTGTTACGTTTGCAAACCAAGCGAGCGAACCTAACACCGCCAACGTACGGAATACACTTATCTCGTTGCCCGATCAGGCAGATTCACGGGCGTGCGCAGTCGCCAGCGAAGGAACTGGATGGTATTTGGTGAACTGGCAATGGGATGTACAGAACGCATTTACTGCAGTCAGCTTGACAACGTCTGCGTTGCGATTTGATACGTTGCCATTTGGTGCCTTGGCAACAGCTTCTACGGTAACGTTTAGCGTTCCCATCACAACTTGTGCGACAGCCACAGCATGAGCATGCTGACTGTAAGTGGCGGCGCACTTGTCGTGCACGGCGGGCAGATTGGCACGGAGCAGGCTTGCTGCTGCGGTGGCGACGACAACCCGTGCCAATGCCCGGCCGAGTGCGAGCGGTCGATTTCTGTCACGGTCTCAATCGGCGGAATGGAGACGACCGCCGTCGTGCAGTTGCCCGGCGCTGTCACATCTCGGTTTGACCTTAACGACGGCAGCGGCGACTACGTTGAGGCAAACGTCGCCATTGTCTGTGGTGCCTTTGGCCCAGATGGTGAATGCGGCTGGAGTGTCACCATTGGTGTGTGCTATCAGTACCGACTTGTTGTCGGCGGTGAGACGTTCACGATCATAAACGGCGAAACTTTTACCGGGTTTTTGCCGTTTGACGAGGAATGGATTGCGTACCCGTGCCCTGACGTTGGTGGGTTTCCGGTTTCTTGCTTCCCGTTTGGATGCCAGGCAACTGCTGAGGCCAGCATCGTATGACCGTATACACGGCGACTGAGCGGCGGCCTGAGATCGCTGCGGTTTGGTGTCGCGCTATTGCTGCAACGCTGCAAGATCCGCACCGCACCGTTGTCTGCCATCAGCTTGAGGCTCCGGCTGGCTGCGCCGAAGCGGTGCAGATTCGGCACGTTGGCAGTGCTGCCGCAAACTGGGTGTTGCGCACCGTCATGCCGTCATCGGGCGTGCGGCTGTTCATAGAGGAAGACATGATCCCGGTGCGGCCGTGGAGTCTTGATGACTACCCTGGCCGTCTGTTGTACGCCGAGGGTTCGCCCGGCCGCCCGTGGCCGTCGTTCGTCTTGGCCCGCGAGCGGCTCGACAACCGCATGGAGCTCGTGCCGCAGCGGTTCGTCCGCGAAGGTGGCTGCCCCGATTGGCTGCCAGTTGATCTCTGCGAGCCTGCCCTGCGAGCCAATGCGAAAGTGCTGGGCCAGCACTTCCTGCACATCGACAAGATGTATCGGCCTGAGGTGCCCGAGGCTGCCGCCAAAAATCACTTGCTCAAGTTGTTGCGGCAGCGGTTTGCGGACGCACCGCCGGTCCGGCCTGGTCTTGGCGACATGGTTTCCGCCGGGCTGTCGGCCGTGGGCATCACAAAGGAACGAGTGCAGGCTGTGGCGAATGCCGTTGGCATAAAGGACTGCGGTTGTGCCAAGCGGCAAGCGGCCCTCACGAAGCTGGGCCGCAAGTTCGGCATTGGTTGACACCGTCGCCATAGTGCTGGCGAAAGGATCGCACGATGCCCGAGGACCACGACGTCACCATCGACGGCAAGCGGTGGCTGTTGCGGTTCACCAAGCTCACGGGCGATGCGTGCGGGTGGACGTACTTTGACAACGCTCAGCGGCCCCGGATTCTGATTGACGAGCGGCTGCGTGGTGGTGCACGCCTCGAGACGATCGTGCACGAGCTGCTGCACGCCAGCCTTGGGCCGAGCATCAGCGAGGAGGCCGTGACCGAGGCGGCAAAGGTGGTGAGGCGAACGCTGACCAACCTTGGCTACAAGGAGATGCCCCGTGGGTGACGTCGTCGCCGACATCAAGTCCCTGATACCTGCAAATGTCCAGCATCGGCGCTGGTTTGATCGTGAAGACAAGAAGCAGGCCGAGATCATTCGCGTCATTGCCGAAGCGTGGTTGGCTGGTGAGTTTGGCACAGTCGCCCGTCACGTTGCCCCGGCTATCTCTCAGCGGCTGGCAGAGTCTGGTGTGCACGTTAAGCCCAACACGGTGCGAGAATGGCTAACAAGCCTAAAGCGGTCGTAACCGAGATCCTGGCTGGGGTGCATGCCCAGCAGCAGCTCCAGGCCGACGCCGAGCTGGCCAGGCTGCGGGCTGAGGTGGCTGGCCTGCGGTCCAAGTACAAGGCGGCTCTAGAGCAAATCGACCGCGAGCGTGAGCGTGGCGACCGTTTCACGGCGTTGCAGGGCGTAACACCTAAGCCATTGGCCAAAACTGTCAAGGCCAAGAAGCGTGCGAAGCACGACGCCACCGCCATCCTGATGCTGTCCGACGTTCACTGCGAGGAGCGAGTAGACCAGGCCACCGTCAACGGCGAGAACCAGTACGACCTTGACGTATGTCAACTACGCATGGCCGAGCTTCAAGAGCGGTTTCTCGACTGCCTGGAGCACGAGCGAAACCAGGCCAACATTCGGCGAGTTCTGGTCTGGCTCGGCGGCGATTTCATTACGGGCCACATTCACCCGGACTGCGTCGAGGTGGCCCAGCTCTCGCCGATGAACGCCACCCGCTGGATCGCCGAGCGGCTGCGTG